TCGTTTAGCACACCCAATCTCTGCTTCAGGTAAGGTAGAGCCAGGTGGTACAACCCTTCAGGTTGGTACTGGTTCTGGTGCTGCTGCTGATGCACTTGATTCTACTAAGCTGGTTGCAGCCTTCTTTGAAGCTGCTGCTGTCTTAGACGAGAAAGGATTGAGTACTGACGGCAGATGTGCGGTTCTCTCTCCACGCCAATACTATTCACTAATAGAGAATGTATCTACAAATGCTTTGATCAACCGTGACGAGCAAGGTACAGGTCTTCAAACAGGTGGTGGTGTTATCTCTATTGCTGGTATCAAGATCTTCAAGTCTATGAACGTTCCGTTCCAAGGCAAGTATGGTACTGCAACTACTATTGATAATGCTGGTTCATTTGTTGGAGCAACTATTGAGAATGGTGAGCCTTCTGTATCAGGAATCAATAACGATTATGGTCCTGCTAACGGATTCGCTACTTCTTGTGGACTTATATTCCAGAAAGAAGCTGCTGGTGTTGTAGAAACTATTGGACCACAGGTTCAAGTAACTTCTGGCGATGTTTCTGTCATCTACCAAGGTGATGTAATCCTCGGAAGACTCGCTATGGGCGCAGATTATCTTAATCCTGCTGCTTGTATTGAGCTACACACAACCAATACTGCACCTACCGCATTCTAAATATACATTTATGGGGGGCTTCGGCTCCCCCTTTTTTTTATGACAACTTTAACATACGCAACGTCCACAGAACTGGATGCTGTAAACTCAATATTAATGAGTGTTGGAGAGTCTCCTGTAAACACTCTGGATACTCAAAGCCCAGAAGTTGCTATTGCTCAGAAAACTCTTCGGCAAGTTTGTCGTGAAGTTCAGGCAGAAGGATGGGCTTTCAATTCAGAAATTGAATTTCCTTTACCTGTTGATAATAACAATGAGATTGAGTTCCCCGCAAATGCCTTACAGGTAGATCCAAATAGGTATAAACACGCAGACAATTATGATGTTGTCAGGAGAACAAGAACTCTAGCTACTGGACAACAAGTAGCACAACTATATGATCGCTATAAACATACTAACAAATTCACTGACTTAACAGAGAATATTCTTTACTGTGATATTATCTGGTTATATGAGTTTGATGATATGCCCCAACCATTCCGTGATTACGTCACCGCTAAGGCATCTAGGATCGCCTCTAACCGCATGATAGCTAGCCCTGAGGCCAATGAGGTCATGTCACCAGATGAGACGCTTGCAAGGGCTTCCTGTATCCAATACGATACAAACCAAGCAGACTACAATATCTTCCAAGATAGTTCCCAACGTAATCCATACCAAGGCTACCAACCATTCCAAGTTATTAAAAGATAATGGCAGCTATTAATCAACGTATTCCTAACTTTTTAGGTGGGGTTTCCCAGCAGCCAGATTTTATTAAATTTCCAGGCCAGCTAAGATCCTGTGATAATGCTGTTCCTGATGTAACTTTTGGCTTAATGAAACGTCCTCCAGCTGAGTATGTGAATAAGCTGACTAATACTACATCAACTGGACAGTGGTTTGAGATTTTAAATAAAGAAGGAGAGAAATTTATAGTACAGATTACCCCGTCTAACTATGCATCCACACCTATACGAGTATGGAATGCAGAGACAGGTGCTCCAGTTAATGTAACTGAAGGATCAGGTAATGCTTATAATTACCTCAACGGAGCAGGTACTTTAAGTAAGCATACTATACAAGATTATACATATATATCTAATCCAAATACAACTGTAGGTACCACAGGGACTACAGGTAATTATAACAGTGGTAACAAATATGCTTTTATTAAGATAGATACTCTTGCATATAACACTGAGTATTCTGTATTTTTAGGTGCACCTACTGATGATGTACCAACACCAGGAACTAAGAATAGAGCAACAGCTATACAAGCATATAGATATGGTGGAAGTTTCGCAGGTAAAGGTTCATGGACTGATAGTAATGTAGATCTAGCAGCTACAGGGCAACAAGAATTTGATGGAAACAATCCTGATTCTAGTGGAAATGGGCAGAACATACACCCTGTTAATGGTGCTACAAGTTATAATCCAGCTGTAAACAGCGGTAAAATGATAGGTGTACGTGGTAATCTTGTTGTAAATGGTCAGCCATATTTTAATTCACAAACACCACAATACGATGGTACTGACGGTGGTGCTGAAACAGCTGAAAACTTTCTAGGGTATACTCAAGATTATGATATACGCTTTACTGCTACTGCTACTTTAAAAGATGGCGGTACTGATGTAACATTAGGTGCTAAAGCTATGGTTGTTATACCTGATACTAGTTCAGGTGGTGTTGAATATACTGTAGAAGTTACAGGTGTAAAAGCTTATGATACTTATACAAATGTTGCTAATGTAGCTACTTATAGAACTCCCAAGAATCCTGACGATGGTAGTTTAAGTTTGGGTAGTGTTATAACTAAACTTTCAGCTGAAATTAATAGCAAGTATTCTAGCTCTGGTTTCACAGCTGAAGTTGTTGGTAACGGTATTCTTATTAAGCGTAATAGTACAACTGCTTTTAAAGCACATGTTATGGGTGGTATGGCTAATGAAGCTTTATCAGTATTCCAAGATAGTGCTCAAGATATTTCTAAACTACCTTCTGAATGTGCTCATGGTTATCTAGTAGAAGTCGCTAACACAGAAGAATCTGATTCTGATAACTATTGGTTAACATTTAAAGCAGATAATGGACAAGATGGTTCTGGTGTCTGGGAAGAAACAGTAGCCCCAGGAATTACTGCGGGGCTAAATAAAGAAACCATGCCACATGCATTAGTAGCAATTCGAGATAATAACCCATCATCCGCAACATTTAATCAGATACTTAGTTTTAAATTTTGTGAATTAAATGGTGGTAGTTCAAACCCTAGAGGAGTTGAATGGGATACTAGACAGGTAGGGGATTTAGAAACTAATCCTGATCCATCTTTTGTTGGTAAAGAAATATCCCAAATATTTTTTTATCGAAATAGATTAGGCTTTATTGCAAATGAACAAATAGTAATGAGTCAACCAGGAAGTTACCATAATTTCTTTGCTGTCTCAGCTATAACTTCTAGTGATGATAACCCTGTTGATATATCAGTATCAGATGTAAAACCAGCATATATTAATCACGTACTACCTACACAAAAAGGTGTAATGATGTTCAGTGATGCTGGACAATTTATGCTATTTAGTGAGCAAGACGCTTTCTCTCCTAAAACTGCTCGTCTTAAAAAAGTAGCTAGCTATGAATGTAGCACTACTATTAAGCCATTAGATATGGGTACAACCTATATGTTTGTTAACCATGCAGGGGCTTATAGTAGAGCATTTGAAATGGCTATAGTAGATGAAAGTATACCTCCTAAGATTATAGATCAAACTAGAGTTGTCCCTGAATTTTTACCAAAAACTTTAAATGTAAATTCAGGTTCATCAGATTTAGGTTTAGTAACCTTTGGTATTAATAATTCTACTTACCATAACACTAACTTCAACACTTCTACAATTTATAATTATAAGTACTTTGATGCTGGAGATCAGAGAGAACAATCAGCTTGGTATACTTGGACATTAACAGGTGTATTAAGGCATTGTTTCTATACTGGAGGTGCTTTCTATACTATAACATTACAAGATAATAATGAAGTTATACTGAATAGGCATGAATACCTAAGTGATAATAACGGTATGAGTGCTAGAAGCTACACTATTGGTGATGATTCTCAAACAACTGGAGAAGGTGGTGCTGGTTTAAGAGTTAATCGTACCCTTGAAGCAGCGTTAGATAACCTTGTAATGTTTAAAGAAGGTGATAATGAAAATACTACAATAGGAGTTAGTGTAGCTTTAGGTGGTAATGCATCAGATATTGTAAGACCTGTTACTATTACGCTACCTTACACTATTGATCAAACATATAATCCCCAGATTGTTGTACTTTCAGGAGTACCAGACGACCCTGATACTACTGCTTACGAGCCTAGTAATGGTGAAGCAGGTACAGTTTTGGTACCTGATTCGGTATCTGGATCTACTATGACCTTTAATAAAGGGTTCCGTCAAGAATGGTTTGCAACAGGTTCAGGAAGTAATGCTAAAAAAACCTTAAGTGATATGACTAAATGGCATATGGCTATTGGGTATAAATATACAACTGAATTTGAGTTACCACAATATTACTTCTCTTATGATCAAGGTAAGTATGATATAGATGGTGATCTTAGGATGGGTGGTTACAACTTTGAATTAGGTTTATCTGGTCCTGTGTCCTTTAATGTTGATGATGTTATAGGTAATGCTAATTTATACACACACACTTCATCAGGTATGTTAACAGATTGGAATAAGTTTGGTGAGATACCTTCCTTATTATACAAATCAATTAGAATACCTATATACAGAAAGAATGATAAGTTTAGATTTAAAGTAAAAATAGATCAACCTTTTTCCGCAACTATTGTTTCAGCAAGCTGGGACGGTAGATATAACACCAGACGACATGTACGAAAGTAAATTTATCC